CCTGGTGGCGCTAATTTTGTTTTATTTGGGTATGGGACTGGTTGAGGTTTATACTCTCCAGTAGTTTCATTAAAATTAGGAGAACCACCTGGATATTTTTTATTAACTGGTTTAATTATGGGTGTTGGCCTAGCTGGTAAATTTGGAATATTTGGTCTCTCTGGCCTTGCTGGCCTAGATGGTCTTATTGGTCTAGTTACACCTGGTGGCGCTAATTTTGTTTTATTTGGGTATGGGACTGGTTGAGGTTTATACTCTCCAGTAGTTTCATTAAAATTAGGAGAACCACCTGGATATTTTTTATTAACTGGTTTAGTTATGGGTGTTGGCCTGCTAAGTTGAATTGGTACTTCGATTGGCGCAGTTTTCATATCACCAATCCCTTTTTTGATTTTAGGCATACTTGGCATCTTGGGCATATTTGCCTTGGTTGATGCAATACGCGATTTTACCTCAATTTTATCTTTTAATATTTTATTTTTTTGTGTCCCTCCGGGGAGCTTATAATTTCCTAACATATTATTAATTAATTTTTAATTAAACGTTTACACAAATATTTACGCTTTTTGCGTTTCACACCACCAACATCAACACGCATTCGCCCCTCTACTAAAGATGTTGCTGTGGTTCTTGGCTTATTATCATGAATTGATTCAAGTGTACAACCCATACTATTTTTTAATAATACCAATCTTTGTAATCTCTAAATCAAAAGTTTCACGATTACGCCTTTCTTTGGACATATTTATATGATCTCTTTGAGAATGACTGGTTATTTTAGCACGAATAACAAGTAATAAGTCATCACCAACCTCAGAACCAGACAATTCTGGCACCTGCTTGTTGTTTAACCACATACTTGGATAACTAATTTCACGCTTACTAATAACTGGTTTAGACTCATTATTCTTGATTTTTTCTCCAGCGTCATGCATCTTAACCTTATTAAGAGAATCGGTTAAAATGTCTCTTTTAGAGTTTTTTGCCATATATTTATTATTATGCTTTAATTATATCAAAAGTACCCCTTGATTTAACTAACTTTACTTATTTTTCTTTTTTTCCTCTTTTTCACCACCCTTTTTAAGCCTTTCTCTCTCCTCGTTCACATAAACAATAATATCCCAAATACCAGCACGAATACCTTGGGTTCTAGCCATTAAAGTAGGTTCTTTAAATGGGTCAGTCGACCGTAACCCATCGTCAGTTGCCTGAGAACGTATAGCCACATACCTTAGTATGGCATACCATTGACGAGTATCACTTAACTCTAATAGAAGTGATTTCATCTCATTATCAGACATTGTGTCTAAATTTTCATCATTTTTAGATTTTTTTTCTTCTTTCATAATATTAATTTTATTATTAATTAGAATGGAGTATATTTACGTAAACCACGCTGTTCTTTAGGTAAGTATTTATCATATTTCTTACCCTGCCTTAAATTAGCTGGTAATTTTTTCCAAACATCTAGAACTCCTTTTAGGGTAGAAAATATTACCTCTCGTTTTTTACTTTTATCAACTTTTTTACTCATTTATTTAGTTTTTCTTACCCTGAATAGAAAATGCACGCTTAGCAAGTTCTGAGGCAGGATCAGATGTATTATTAATAGGTATATTAGTATTTGTTTTACCACCACGATTAAATCCACGTGGATTACTGGTTGGAGCTACACCCTTCGGTGTGGGAGGCATCCCACCAGCCTGTAACAAATTAATTGGACCAGCTGCCTCAGCAAATGGTGATTGACCACCATCACCCTTTTTACCCATCATCCCCATAACCGCATCAAGCACGTGTGGAGGAATCTGAGACGTTTTCATTTCTGGACCACCAGCTAACATTTCAGCTGGACCACCAGGCGCCATCCCAGGCTCTTCTTCACCGGGCATACCCGTCATCCCAGGCTCCTCTTCCTCACTCTTGGAAACCGCATCTAAACTCCAGTTCCAATCATACAACATCTTAGCTGTTAATTTACGAGGATCAATAAATGGTAATGTAATTAATAATTGGAACAGATCCATGTCCTGTTTCTTCTTAATATCATTCTGACCAGCAATTGACGGTAGTACAGTCGCTCTATAGTCAAACATACCCTTAAGATCATCTTTCTCAATAAGTGGAAATAATTCTTTCCCATCATCACCAATAACCCTAATGGTCATATCAATTGTAAAAAATTGCCGCTGCATATCAATCCAATAACGCATTAATCTACTATACCCATCTCCGAGGTGATTAATGAATAAACGAACACGCTCCAGGGTAGACTCACGTAAATGCCTTACTTCCGTAGCACTAGTACCCCCACCAGCCCCAACACCCATTGAAAAATCATCAACACCAGAAGCGTATCTCATATCACCTTTGAGGAGTTCCTCTTCTTTATATGCACTAGCTTTGACATCAGTAAATTGCACTTCCTTAACTCCATTCGGATCAGTAGAATAAATAATACCGAAGGGCCGTGTGACTAATTCATCCTTACGTATATTGGCAAGAGGATTAACAACCCACATCTTATGAATATTTAAAGTCGCGGCATCTAAGCGCTGATTCTTAACCATGTTAAGCATAAGTTGTGGATTCTCTAAAATCAACGGAATCCCATAACCCTCAAACTCACCAGGAACCTTTAAGTATGGAATCTCAATAAATGGAGCTTCTTTAAAATCAAATACAATAGGTATAGAACCGCCACGAAGAATCGGAACTTCATTCACCATAACCGCATACTCGTCATCAAATGGTCGAGTCCACTCAAAAATCTCATACATATTAAGATCGTCATCAGCTTGATTTTTATATCTCTCCATGCTCAAATTCGAACCAACCTGACCATAGTCAGCACCTTTATTAGTTTTCTCATGAGCAAACTTGACAGTATTCCTAATTGACCCATAGTCTTCTAGGTCACCACCCGGTCTGGCTAAAGCTAATTTTAATCGTTTCGGTTCAGCCATCGGATACCTACGCTTTATCTCAGCGCCAGAAAGTACTAAACGCTTAAACCAAAACTGTTTACTCTCCCTTGGAATATTGTGCCAATCGTACCATAAACTATAATTATCTACCCACTCAGCGTACGGAGCATCATAAAATACTTGCTCTCTTTCTTCCCACTTCAATTTCTTATCTAACAAATCTTCTGAATTAAGGAATTTATGTGTACGCTTGTCTTTCTTCCAACTAACCTGCATAAAACCGGTGCCATATACCATGGACGCATGCGTTATCATTTCAGAGGTGGTGTCCATATTGGCTAATTCCCAACTATAATCCATTAGTTGTTGTAATTTTGGAGCTTTCGCCTGGTCTCCCTCAGTACGACCCTGTACTGTAAACTCTGGCCTTGCATCCAGAATCCTTGGTTTTAATGTTTCAACCACCGCATGAATATATGGGACAGAAATATTAGCCTGCCAACTATCAATCTGCGAAGCACGATCACTGTTGTCAGCAATATAAAGCTTATACGACCGATCAAGCCGTGGTTTAATACATGATTTAAAATAATCCCTTGCGTCGTTAAGTTGGAGATTAAATTTAGCCATCATTCTAATCTCTTTTTTACTAAAGTCACTAGGATTATATTGTTCATTAGCCATATTTTTTAAATTATTTTGTTATCTTTAATAAGCAAAACCTACCGGTAAATACTTTTCGTAATTTAATTGATCAAGTGGTTTATCATGAAGGATTTTAAATCCCTGGAATGCTATTCCGCCAGCAATGATACAATCATCATGATAGCCCTCCATTGAAACTGGATTACCATTGTCGTCATAAACGAACACAGACATTTCATCAATTAATTCTTTACTATGAATAGTTAAAGTTTTATCTCTCATAGCTTGTGCAAAATCATCAATCAATAATGGTTTTGTTACTTTTGTTGTTTTCCATCCAATCTTATCTGAAGATTTTTGAGAAATTGTTTCAAACTTCTCTTGTCTAAAATACATCGTTGGATAAATATGTTGTCTCAAACAAGTAACAGTAGTTAAACCATGATTATTTATTTCTACTACCATTAATGCATCGTTAAACCAACGACCCCACTTATTTAATTTATTAGCAAATATATCTGGTGGGAGTAAACCACGATACATTGCTACTTCTTCACCTGTTTTTCTATCCCAAATAATAGCAACTGAATAGTCTCCACCTTCAACACCCTCAGCTACGTCAACACCTACAACATATAATCCATCTTTCTGAGGTGGTTTGTACACACGTATACCATCTATATCTTGAACAATAAAGTCATCTTCGCCAACTTTTACTTTATCACCTAATTTTAAAATATTCTCACGCTGCTTTTTTAAAACATTAACATCAAATACGGGACGACCTGATGCTAAGAACTCTAAACCATATTCTTGAGCAAACCTAAGTGGGTTATTCATCCTATTCCTGATTTTGTCGATTTCCTCTTCTGTATATCCCCACCACCAGCCATACTCTTTCTTAGTGTATCCATTATCCTTTGCCATCCATGTCCTATGGTAAACATCACCAACACCATTGGGTGTAGACTCAATTACAATCCTTCCATCAATCGGTACAGAGGCCTCAAGGGCTGTCATCTTATCTAATTGCTTATCCCAAAATGCTAACTCTGTACAAAGTACATTA